GTTCTCGGCGCGCATCGCCTTGATGTCGTCGAGCTCCGGCTCCCAGTCGTCGGTCACGACGCGGCCTCCTCGTCGACGATCTCGGCGTCGGGAATGTCGTCGTCGGACTGGCGGGCGAGGAACAGCTCGGACCGGGCCTTGATCGCCTGCTCCTGCGCGGCCAGTTGCTCGGCGGTGAGCTCCCGCTGACCGTTGGCGGCCCGCAGGCGCGCGGTGTGCGGCTTCAGGCGCGGCTTGCCGAGTGGCTGCTTCGGGCCGCCGCCGGGCGTCTTGCACGGCTTGCCTATCGCCGCCCGGCAGGCTTCGACGGGGCACTCGACGCCGAGCGGGCCGGAACGGCGCACCGAGTCGATGAGCTCGGCTTCGACCTCGGCGCCGTCCTCGTCGTCGACAGTGCGGTTGCCTTCCCAGCCGCGGGCTTCCAGCTCTCGCATGAATTCCTTGGTCGGGCCGCCCTCGATCGCCAGCCGGCCGGTGGGGGCCGGGACGCGACCGGAGGCGATCGCCTGCGTCTGGCCGCGCAGCCGCGCCAGGTACTCGGGCACGGTCTCGTCCGGCACCGGCTCGTACTGGAAGTTCTCCAGCCGGGCGTTGCGGATCTTCGTGCGCAGGGTGCGGACGTGGTGCGGCAGGATCCACAACCGCTCGTTGGGGTTCTGCGGCGGGGTCGAGTAGTAGGTCGCGACAGCGGCCTTGGCGTCGGCGTCGAGCGGGACGTCGTGGAGGGCTGCGGCCCAGGATTGGGCAGCAGCGAGGGACGGCTGCCGGTTGTCGAAGCCGGAGCAGTGGGCGAGGAGTTCGGCGGCCTCGTTGGCGTTCACGCGGGATCTCCTTCCTGGCGAAGTTGGGCGGAGAGGGCCATCCAGCCGGCGACCTTGGCGTCGGTGCCGGTGAGGGTTTGGCCGGAGGGCAGGGCGATGACGTTGCCTGCGGGCTTGCGGAGCTCGGCGAAGGCGAACTGAAGCGTTCCGGCGCTGACGGGCTTCGAGAGGGAGCCCAGTCGCTCGAGGGCGTTCCACAGCTCTCCGGAGTCGGCGCCGTTGGTGAGGGCGTCCGCAATGACCTTGCGCACCTGGCGCTGGCTGTAGGCGTTGCCGGACCGGTAGCGGTCGAGGAAGGCGTCGGTCATCCGGTCTTCGATGGCCCTCTCGCCCGTCTGCACGACGGCGGGGCTGCCGGACTCCTCGCGGGGGGTAGGGGGGGTTCCCTTCCCTTCCCTGTTCCCTTCCCTTCCCTTCCCTTCCGTCAGTGAATGGTTCAGTGAAGAAAAGTTACCGTCCGTCGAACCTGAGGCATTCGAATATTGCGGAGCGTGAGATTCGTTCACTGAATCGTTCAGTGAATTGGTCCGTGAACGGTTCAGTGCGTCGTTCAGTGAGTCCTCAAGCCCGGCGAGACTCCGGGGCGGAAAGAACTCCGCCCCTTCCGGGGTGTCGCGGCGGCTCTTGTTGCACGCCTGGTGTGCGGCACGGACGTTGGACGGGTGGTCGGTGCCCCCCGCCGACACCGGGCGGACGTGGTCGATGGACAGGTTGTGCGAGTCGTTCACGACGGGGAGCTGGGGGATGCCGCCGCCGCACAGCTGGCAGGTCCAGCCGTCGCGGCGGCCGTACATCTCGCGGACCTTGTAGTTGCCCAGCGAGGGCGGCGGCAGCTTGCTCTTCTGCGGCCTGTTGATCCGCTGGTGCTTGCGGAAGTTCACGACGACGGCCATCTGTTGGCGGGCCACACCGCCGATGTAGGGGAAGACGAGGCCCGTGTCGGTGAGGCACTGCATGAGCTTGCCGACGTCGGCGATCGTGAGGTCGTCGTCGTACATGAAGGCCTGCGCCTTGATGTAGGCGGGCGTCCACCGCAGCAGCCCCTCGTCGTCCGCCATGTTGAACGTGGCGATGAAGAGCAGCCGGGCATCGCGCGGCATGACGCCGAGGAGTTCGTCCTCCCAGAACTCCGGCTTGACGGTTCGGATGCGAGGCATCTGGCTTTCCTCTTCCTGACTGTGCGGATGGGTGAAGGGGCTTGTCGGCGGCTGGCGGGTCAGGGTCCGGCGCGCGGCCGGCGGCAGGCGGTCACGCGGCGGCTTCGGGTTCGTCGTCGTCTTCGTCCGGCGTCTCGTGCTCGAAGGCGCGTTCCTGGTCGGCCGGCGCGAGGGTGCGGTAGCAGGCCCGGCACAGCTGCTCGTCGCGGAAGCGGTTGGTCTTCACGTGGTCGCGCTCGAACTGCGGGAAGGTCCGCTGGCCGCAGCGGGTCACGGTCGGCGAGATGGCCATGGCGACGAGAGCGGATCCGCCCTCGATGACCTCGGTTACGGAGTCGTCATCGAGGTGGTGCGCGCGGTACTGGACGGCGATGTGCACGGTGCCGGTGCTCACCGTCTCGATGAACATCAGGTCGGCGTCACAGGGGATCGGCTCGGTCACGCCGCCACCTCCAGGTCCTCGGGGTGGCGGTGGAGTTCCTGCTGGAGGTGGTTGCGGGTGACGCCGAGGCGTTCGGCGGCCTGCTCGTAGGTGAGTCCGCTGATCCGCATGAGTTCGCGGGCGTCGTGGGCGAGGTTGGCGCCGCGGTTGGAGGCCGTGCCCTTGGCGAGTGCGAGCTGCCGCCAGCGCTCTTTGCTGGGCAGGTGCTTGCGCTCGGCGAGCCAGTCGGCGTGTGCGGTCTCGCAGCGGGCGCACGCGGGGATGTCGTGCAGGCTGTGCATCCACCAGCCGCGGTCGGTGCCGCAGTGTCCGGTCCAGTCAGGTGTGGCGTCTGGGTCGTCGATGGTGTCGGGGTCCCACGCTTCCGGCCCGTGCCAGCCCTTGGACCTGGCAGCGATGCGTGCCGGGTTGGACGGGCCGGTAGTCCCTTCGTGGCGGCGGTAGATCTCGGCGAAGCGCTCAGCGAGGCGGCGGTCGACAAGCTCGACGGTGCCGTTGAGGATCTCGTAGATGTGTCGGTGGGAGCAGCCGGCCTGCTGCCTGGTCCATTCGACGGTGTAGCCGGCGCGGGAGAGTGCCTTGATGCGGCGGATGCAGCCGATGGCGGGGACTCGCGGGCTGTGTTCGGGGCGGATGGCGAGGAGCCGCTGGGCGTTGTCGCGCTGGACGGTGGGCTGTCCGCCGAAGATGTAGCGGATGCCGCGCTCGGAGACGTGGCTGACGGCGGCGATTTCGCGGCGGGTCCAGCCGGCGGCGATGCATGCCCGGAGGTGGGCGGCGACGAGCGGGCCGTCGACGAGACCGCTGACGCCTTGCTGCCGGCGCTGGGTCCGCTTCTGCCTGTTGATCTTCTGGGCGAGGTCGACGGCGGTGGTCACGGCTTCTCCCTTCGGGTCCAGTTGGCGGTGGGCTGTGCGCCGATGCGGCGGCAGGTCCACAGCAGGTCGGGGTTGGTGCCGGGCTGGTTGTCGGGTGCGGCGGGGAGGTGGCGGCGTGCGGGCCGGGTGATGAGGGCGAACGCGACGGCGGCGAACACCGGTCGTGAGGCCGAGGACGGCGAGGAACAGGGCGGTGGCGCGGTCCATCAGGTCTCCTCCGTTCCGTCGAAGCCGATCTGGCCGGGGATCTGGGTGACGGGCTCGGGCGGCATGAGTGCGTCGAGGGCGGCCTGGTGCTCCATATCGCTGGAGGCGCAGAAGACCTTGCGGTCGGCGGTGATGGTCCATCCGGTACCGACCAGCGCCTTGCGGGCCTCGTCGAGGTCGGCGAAGTGGGCGGTGTACTCGTCCTCGTCGAACTTGTACTTGCAGACGTCGCAGGCGACGGTGATGCAGGTGTGGGTCTTGATCGGCATCACGCCACCTGCTTCCGGTACGCCGCTGTGCCGGTCCACTGCTTGCAGATGGAGCCGTGGACGGTGGCCCGCTTCGACCTCACGTAGCCGGCCTCTTCGATCACTCCTGCGCGGGCGGCGTTGTTGAACGCGGCGCCCCAGCGGGCGGGGTGGTCGGGTTCGTCGACGAGTCCTTCGCGGATGAGGTCGGCGGCTTGGAAGGGCTGGCCGCGGCGGGCCATGAGCTCTATCGCTCCGCGGCAGGCGGTGGCCCAGTCCGGCGGGGTGTTCGCCGTGGCGCGGGCGATGCCGTCCTGCTTGGCGGTCTCGGCTGCGGCCGGGGAGATGGTGCCCTGCGGCGACTCGGGGAACTGCAGCTGCTGGGTCATGGCGTCTCCCGGTCAGATGGCGTCGAAGAGGGCGGCGGCGAGGGAGTTGTCGGCGTTGGTGGCGCCGTTCCAGCAGCTGCTGCACAGGAACGTGACGGGCGGCTCGTAGTCGAAGTCGTGCCAGGGCCGTTCGGCCGGCTGCCAGCGGAAGAGGCGGCCATGGTGGCGGCAGTCGGGGCACTCGCCGTCCCGGGAGGTCCCGAGGATCAGCGCCTCTTCCTGCTTGCGGAGTTCGTCCTGGACGGCGTCGAAGCTGACGCCGCAACCGGTGCAGTCGCCCGGGCGGAAGATCGACCCGTGTGGCGGCTGGCAGGGAAAGCTGTGCTTGCAGAGCGAGACCTTCATGGCGTGGTTTCCTTGTCGGGTTGAGGAGCCGCCCGCGATTCGGGCGTGGGCGGCTTCCGGCGTGTGCGAGCTACTGCTGCTTGGTGGGGGTGGCGGCCGGCTTGTCGGTCTTGCCGCCGGTCAGTTCGTCGGCGCTCACGCGGGCGGCCGGGAACTCGTCCTCGGCGGTGACCTCGCCGCGCTGGATCGACTTGAAGATGACCAGCAGCTGGGCGACGTCGTGCTCGGTCCACTTGCCAGACTCGCGGTCGAATCGAGCCTCGATCCGGTCCGCCGTCACGCCGAGCCCCTCGAAGGCCTTAATGGCATCCGCGATGCGCTGAGCGAGGGGCTTGCCGCCGCCGTCCCGCAGCGTCTGGTTGCAGAGCTCCTTGGCCTCCTCGACGAACCAGGGCGGCAGGATCGCGAAGATCGCCTCGCGGACGCGGCGGGCGCCGTTGTTGGCGTTGTTCTCGTAGATGTCCCGCATGTCGGTGAGCTGCTTGGTGCCGCTCTTCGTGTCGCGGCGGTGAGGGACGATGAACGTCGAGCTGTTGCGGCTGTTGGTCTGCACGTCCCAGGCGAAGGCCTGCATCTCGGACTGGCCGTAGTCGTCGTCGCGACGCATCTCGACCAGGCCGTACTGGACGTTGCCCCAGACGCGGGCCAGCTCGCGGGCGAGGTGAACGGAGGCCCCGGTGACGGTGGAGCCGCCGCGGGAGTAGCGGAAGAAGGCGCGCTCGGCCAGGCCCTGCTGCTTGCACGATTCGCGCATCTCGGCGACGGCGGCCTGGATGTTGCGGGGGCACTGCTGGGCCACGACGACCGCGGCCTGCACCTCGGCGGCGGCACGGGACTGCTCGACCGCGGTGCCCTGCCCGATGCGGGCCGGCGTGGTGGTGGACGGGATGGGGACGGGCTGGTTCACAGGTACTCCTCTTGGTCGCGCTTCTCCGCGTAGGGCGGAAGGGGCAGGTAGGTGATGCGGTCGTTGAAGCCGGGCCAGTTGCCGGTGCGCTCGCAGTCGGCGTAGATCCGCAGGGCCCGCTCGTTGCGGGCGGCGCCGAGGGTGAGGGCCGGGAAGTCGAGCTCGACCAGGTGCACCAGGTACGGCGGCGTCTTGGACTGGAAAACGAAGATGAAAGCGGGCTCTTGGTCGCCGTGCAGGCCGAGGGCCTTGGAGCCTTCGAGGTAGAAGGCGGCTTGGGCGTGGTAGCCGTGTTCGTACACGGCCCGCTGCAGCGCGTTGGGGTCGACTGCCCTGGCCGTCTTAAGGTCGACGACGATGAGGCGGCCCTCCCCGGCCGGCTTCAACCAGTCCGGGCGTATGCGGCAGCGGACCCGGGTGGTCGGGTCGGTCCAGTAGATCGACCGTTCGGCGATCCCGCTGCCGGGGGCGAACAGTGGCCCGGCTACGGGGTGCTTGCGTACCGCGTCGGCCATCGCCTGGACCTGCTCCCACTCGTGGCGAAGCAGCGGCACGACGCCCATGTAGCGGGCCTCGTCGCGGGCCTCCTTGGCCGCCTTCGTCACGTAGCTGTCGAAGGGCAGCACGTCCACCTCCGGGCCCTCGCCGAGCACCTCGGTATGGACGGCGTGGCCGAGGTCGAACTCGCGCTTCGGGGCCTGGGGGTTGTCGCGGTCGTGCTTGAACTGGGCGGGGCAGCCGGGCGGCAGCAGGGCCCGCAGCCCGGAGGAGGAGATCGTGGTGTGGTCGGCGTGGTAGTCGTCGGCGGAGAGTCCGTCGACCCAGCCGGGGTGGCCGTCTTCGCAGTTCTCGCAGAGGCCGTCCCGGGTGAACGGCCCGTCGGTAGCGCCGCACTGGCGGCAGGCGAGGGGGCTCATCAGAACGGGTACTCCTTCGCAGGGTTGCGGCGGGGCCAGAGCGGCAGGCGCCAGGTGCGGAGCCAGGTGAGGCAGTGGCAGTCCTCCCAGTCGCCGTAGCCGCCGGGGGTGACGTAGCCGTGGCCTCCGTCGCCGTTGCAGGCGCGGCAGTTCGGGTCTGCTTTCGGCTGCCGGGTGAGGTAGATCGCCCGTTGGTGCAGTTCGATCTGCCAGCGTCCGAAGGTGCGGGTGAGGTACATGAGGTCTCGTTTCGGGGTGTGCTGGGTGGCGGGCCTCGCTCCCGGATGAGGGGGAGGGTGAGGGAGCGAGGCCCTGGGATGCCGCGGCGCGAGGGGGAAGGCGCCAGGCGGCGGGCTGTGGGATGGGTTCAGGCGTGCTTCGCCCAGGCGGGCGCGTGCGCGGGGTTGGCCTGCGGCGACTGATGCAGCGGCAGCACCGGCGTGCTGACGGGGATCTCCTGCGTCTGCGCGATGACGTGCTCGGCCTTCACGCCGATGTCGAGGCGCTCGCGGAGTTCGTCCAGCTGCCGTTCCAGACCGCGCACGGTTTCTGCGTGCCGCTCGTCGATGCGGGCGATGGCCTCGGCGTGTTCGCGGTGCTGGTCGTCGAGCTGGAGGCGCAGGCCCTTGATGAGCAGGCGTGCGCCGGCCAGCTTGCACTGCAGCAGGTCGATGGCGTCGGCCTCACGGTGCTTGCCGGTGGGCCGGTCCCACCAGCCGAGGCGGGGCAGCCGGATGGCGGTACTCACTGGCCCTCCCGGCGGGCTTGATTGTGGGCGGCGATCCGGTCAGCGATACGCTCCCCGGCGAGGAGCAGGAAGATCGGGGCGGCGAGGATGAACGCGGCGAGGACGGTCACGACGCGACCGCCTTCGGGAACTCGTCCCAGGTGCGGCCGTCGAGCTCGCGGCCAGCTCGCCCCTTTCCGAGCCGGCGCATCTCCCAGCGGTGGCCGAGGTCGTCGATCGGGTCCCCGACGAGGACGTTGCGCTTGTCGGACGGGCGGCCGATGACCTTCCAGTCGGTGGGCTGGTACTCGCCCCACTGCTTGAACAGGTAGGGCACGCCTGCCGCCTGGGCCTGGTCGCGGATGCTGCGCGCCCAGTCGGGGCTCATCGGGCGGGCGCCGTGGCCGGACTCGCCTCCGACGATGACCCAGCCGATGGGCTGGCCGTTCGGGCGGCCGTTGCCGGCGTGGCTGCCCGTCCAGTGGCCTTCGCAACCGCAGTCGGGACAGTGCTGCTGCAGCGGTCCGCTGTAGAAGCGGCGGCAGTCCGGCCCCTGGCAGCGCCAGGAGGCATGTCCCGCCGGCATCCAGGCCGTCAGGTCGACGGGCCCGAGCAACGGCTCGCAGGACAGGAAGCGGACGGCGGCCGGGGTGTCGGCGAGGGCGGGGATGCGGAGGTCGGCACGCTTCTGGTCCTCGACGGACACGCCCAGCCAGACGTTCGGCAGGGGCCAAGGGGCGTAGTAGACGCGCCGCTCAGCGTCGTCGGGCAGTCCCGGGATGCGATCGGGGTTGGCCTTGGACACGGCCCACGCCATCGCGGATCGGAAATGGACGCCGGGGACGTGCCCGTTGCCGCAGGTGCACAGGTCGCTGAGGACGGACCGCATCCGCCCGTGCCGCTTGGTCAGCACCTGGTAGGTGTGCTGCGGCGTCAACGCCATGATCGCGAAGGTGCGGGCGATGTACGAGTCGGGGATGTCCTTGTGGAACAGGTCGGACATCGAGTTGACGAAGACGCGCTTCGGCTTCCGCCAGCGCAGCGGCAGCGTCAGCCGCTCCGGCCGCAGCGTGACGTCGAAGCCGGTCTCGAAGTGGTGGCCCGGGATGCCGCGCCACCGCTCGGCGAACGTCTCCGCGTAACAGTTGTCGCAGCCGGGTGAGACCTTCTCGCAGCCGGTGACGACGTTCCAGGTCGCGTCCGTCCACTCGATCTTGGATGTCTCGCTCACGTCGTCTCCTGGCTGATGCGGTTGAGGAGTTGCTCGTACTCGTCGGGTTCGTCGGCGGGCTGGTCGATGCCGAGCCAGGCGGCGATGCCAGGGACGACAACGGTGGGCGGCAGCGCGGCGAGGTCTATGGCGGCCATCACGCGGCCTCCTCACCGGTCGTGGTGCGGCGGTCGATGGCGCCGATCCATGCGACGGCGACCGCAGCGACCTGCACCAGCTCGGCGCGGAGCCTGGCCGGGTCTCGTTCGGCGCCGACCTCGGCGACTTCCTCAGTGAGGACGTCGAACCATGTGCCGTAGCCGGATTCGAACGCGGACTCACACCAGCGACGGGCGAACTCAGCGCGCTCCTGTTGGCTCTTGTTGCCGGTGCCGTCGGGGTGGTTCTGCTCGCCGAACTTGGCGTCCTGCCGTTCCCGCTCGGCCTGGATCTCGCCGAGGGTCGGGGCGTCGGGGCCCAATGTGCGGCCCATGTAGGCGGCGACGTCGGCGAGGACCCGGGCGGCGAGGACGGTGCCCCAGTCGTCGGTGCCGAGCCGCACCGGCGCCTCACTGATCGCGGTCTCGATGACAGCGGCAAGCGGCTTCAGCTCCACCAGCTGCTCGGGGGTGAGGATCGGGGCGGTCACGTCGTCTCCTGCGGGCGGTAGTAGGTGTCCTGCTCGGCCAGCTGGGCGGCCCACAGGGGGTAGTTGTCGTCGGTCGACACGGGCGCTTCGGGGTGCTGGATGAGCCAGGCGCCGAGGTCGTAGGCGAGGTGATCCGACGGGGAATGCGTGCGCGCGGCGGCGATCTGCAGGATCAGCACCAGCAGGGGCACGTCGACGTCACGCATCGGGCGGGTCATGACGCCGCCTCCCGCTGCTCGCCGGGGTGGGTCTGGTTGCGGACGGGCTTCCAGGAGGGCTTGCCGGAGCCGGGGCACGGCTTGGACCAGCGGAAGGTGCGGGACCCCAGGTAGTCGCGGCCACTCCAGTGGTGGCGGCCCATGACTCCGTCTGCGGTCATGGCCCGGTCCTGCATGCAGTGCTTGCACCAGCCGCGAGGGCGGGCAGGCTCGGGGACGGCCGGGTAGACGATGCGGTAGCACGGGTGGCTGATGGTGATGCGCTTCTCGCCGTCGGCGCGGAAGGCGAGGTACGGGCCCCGGGTGCCGACGATCGTGGCGGGCTTGCCGTCGTACTCGATGCGCATACCGTGGCGGGCGGGCACGTCGTAGGTGCGGCGGATCCACTCCATCGTGCTGGTCACGCCGTCACCTCCCCAGCGTGCTTGCAGGGCCAGCGGTTGCCGCACGCGCACCAGTGGCAGCCGTCCAGCGGGTCCGGCACCTTGTCGTAGTGCTCGGTCCAGGCGCAGCAGGCCCAGTCGCTCGCGTCCAGCGCGGCGAGCTGGTGCTTGCGGACGCCCTCAGCGGGGGGCCCGAACCGCCATCCGATGGCCTGCGTTTGGCGAGTGGCCGGGTCGAAGCTGATCGCGAGGCACTCGAAGCGAAGGTCGGCGTGCAGGCTGCTCTGGTACGTGTGGCCAGCCTCGAAGAAGCCGGGCTCAGGCAGCATCCGCAGGTTGTTCGGGCGAACCGCACCACGGCTGATCTTCGACGCGATCACCGCGACCGTGTCCGCCTGCGCCCAGCTCTCGCGGGTACCTTCGGCACGGAACTCGCGGGCCTTCTTCACCAGCCACGCAGTGACCTCGGGGTAGTCGGTCATCGCTGGCCTCCCATGGCCTCGAAAGCGGCGCGGGCCTCACGGTCGGCCAGGAGGGCGGTCCACCAGCAGTAGAAGAGGGCGTCCAGCGCGGCCGGCTTCTCCTCCCCGGGCAGGCAGTCGAAGGCGATACGGCCGATCTCCTCGACCTCGAAGCCCTCCGGGTGCGTCTCGCGCAGCAGTTCCTCGGCCTCGTTCCACAGGGCCTGGAAGGCGGACAGCTGCGGGAGCTTCGCGGTGATCTCGTCGAACGGGGTCAGGTCGTTCACGACGCACCGCCCTTGACGTTCGCGAGGAGCTCGCCGAGCTGGACCAAGCCGGTGACCTCGGTGATGCGGGTCTCGCCGCAGGCGTTGCACGGCTGCACCAGCTCGAACGAGGTGGCCTCGGTGGCGTGGTTGTAGCGGCAGCGGAAGTACTCGGTGCGGCCCGGGGCGAGCGGCGCGGTGGCCTCCTCGACGTCCTGCGGCAGTTCGGCGTGCGGGGTGTACGTCCACTTCAGCTGGTCGGCCGTGGCGCTGAAGCGGCTGCGGGCGATGGTGCGGGCGATCGAGAGGAAGTTCTCGCGCTCCTGCTCGAACGTCTCGTTGGCCAGCCCCTCGGAGCCGTTGACGTACTCGGTGTAGGAGATGTCGGCGAGCTCGACGAGAGTCAGCGTGTCGGGGTCGATGGGCTGGGATGAAACAATGGACACGGCGGTCCCTTTCGTTGCGTGCTCTGGATGGGGACTGCGAGGTCGTCCCGGGCCAACGGGGCGGCCTCTTTGCCGCTCAGGCGGCGGCGCGGGCCGGCTTCGTGAACGGCTTGACGGTGTGGCGCTCGACGAGCGCGACGATCTGCGCGCCGGTCAGGTAGTTGTCGCGGCCGTTGGTGACGAAGTCGAATTCGCGGCGGGCGAGCTTGTCGGCGAGCGTTCGGCCGGAGTACGGCGTCCACTGGGCCGCCTCGTAGGGCGTGTAGTGGAAGAGCTGCCCTTCCGGCGTGTTGGGCGCGGGGAGGTTCTCGCGGATCCTGGGCGCCGGGCGCTTGCGGGCCGCGGACTTCGTGGCCTGGGGGGTGGTCACGGGGTCTCCTTGTGGGTGATGTCGGCGGGGGTGACATCCAGCGCGTCCGCGACCTTCTGGATGTTCTCGTCGCCCAGTCCGGCAAGCCCTCGCTCCACTTTGGAGAGGTGACCCTTGTCGATGCCCGTCTTGGCGGAGAGCGTGCGTAGGCTCATTTGCAGAGCCTCCCGTCTGTAGCGGATAGCGCTGGGATGCGGTCTCACGCCAATGAAGCTAGCCCGCTAGTGCACGCAATGCAAGCGTCTGGGCGGCACTGGAGCACGCTTTTATAGCTCGCAAGGAGGGGCACGCCCCCTTACCTACCGGTAAGCACGGTGCGCCCCATGCAACCCAAACGCTCCGTTTAAGAGCCCAAGCGCAGGTCAAACGGCTCAATCGCCGCTAGGTGGTTGCATGGAACTAGTGCATGATTGGGGGCCATGGAGCGAGATTGGGAACGGCTCGGCAAAGCCTTCGCGAAGGCGCGGATCGCGGCAGGCCTCACCCAGGAGCAGGCCGCCGAGCGACTGCACGTCAGCCGTACTCCGGTGCAGGCCATCGAGCGCGGACGGCAGCCGAACGGCAAAGTCTTCACGAAGGTCACCGCGACCATGCGGGCCTACGCACGCCTCGTCGGCTGGACCGAAGACTCCCCGGCTCTGATCCTCGACGGGCAGGAACCAGAACCGGCCATGCAACCCGTTTCCGAGACCGCCGAGCAGGCATCAACCCTGCCGCCGGCTGTCGACCGCGAATTCCGGTCCGGTAGGACCCTCGACCACGCCGTCGTGCACCTGGGCACTGACGAGGATGACGACACCCGGCTCATCGTCGTCCTGCAGGGCGACGAGGACATGACCGAAGAAGAGATCGAAAAGGCATGGCAGAAGTGGCGCCAGACGCGCCGGCGCCTGCAGGCAATCCCCGGCGAATCAGACACCCCACGGGAGTCGTAGCAGCTTCTCGGCCACAAACGGTCGACTGTGACTCAAAAGCGTGCTTTCATCGACACACCGTCACCGAGGGGGGGCACTGCTCGGATCGGGGAAAGACGCATGTGGGTGATGCACGTTGAGCGCGTACAGGGCGACTACATAGAGCCTGAGATCATCGATCTCGAAGACGGCACCGGCTGCCTGTTCCGGCTGCACGAGAGCGACGTCAGCGAAGACGGCGCGAAGAAACTGGCCGCCCTGCTCACCGCGCAGGCCAAGCGCTGGGCGCCCCGACCGCCCGGCTCGGTCGGTCCCGTCATCCCCGTCCGCTGGGAACGGATCCCCCGCCCGACCGACCGCCTGGCCATAGGGGTCGAGGATGGCGCCAAATCCATCACCTACACGGTGGATCCGTCGCTCATGAGCCAGCGTGCGGCGGACTATCTCAGCCGACTCGACACGGAACGATCTCCGTACTGGCAGCGTGTACCCGAGGGCTACCACGACGACGGCACGGACGCCGAGTAGCCGGACAGCGAGGGGGCACGATGGCCTACGCCGAGAAGGTCTACAAGGTCAGGAACGGCAAGCAGACGAAGCAGTACACCTGGCGGTGCCGGTACAAGAAACCCGACGGCACATGGGGCTCGGAGCCCGGCTTTCCGACGAAGAAGCTCGCCGAGGAATGGGGCGAGCAGCAGGAAGCGACGATCCGGTCAGGCATGTGGATCGCGCCGGAGAAGCTGCAGACCCCGTTCGGCGAGTGGGTGAAGATCTGGAAGACGGCGAACAAGAAGCGACCCCGGACGCAGAGCAGCCGCACCTACCTGCTCGACAAGCTGCTGCTGCCCGAATGGGAGCACACGCCCCTGCACGAGGTGAACAACGTCTTCGCCGTGCAGTCCTGGGCGACGCGTGCGGCCAGGCCGCACGGCAGGCATGACCCGGACACCGTGGCCCAGGCCCGCAGCCTGCTGTCGACGATCCTTTCCGGCGCGGAGGACGCCGGCTACATCCCGGCGAACAAGCTGTACGGGCGCCGCATCCTGGTCAGCTCCGAGCACCACGACGACGAAGAGGAAGTGTGGGCGCAGCCGGATGAGATCCACCGCATCTACCAGCGACTCGACGGCGTGCACGCCCTGATGCCGCTGGCCGACTGCTACCTGGGCTTGCGCTGGGGCGAGCTGGCCGGCCTGCACCGGGACAACTGTCTCCTCAAGCGCGAGGACCGCATCGACGGGAAGCCGTTCGTGCGGCACGTCGTCCGCGTCGACCCGAAGGTCGGCTCTCTGCACGAGGACACGTTCGAGCTGGACGAGGACGGCCTGCAGGAGTGGCACCGGGCGGAGGACGCCCGGCTGGAGGAGTGCCGAGCCAAGGGCTGGAAGGCGAACCGGCGCAAGCCGCCGAAGAACCGCGTCGAGCTGTACCTCGGGCCGCCGAAGAACAAGTACAGCGCGCGCGAGGTGGACGTCCCGGAGTTCCTGGTGCGGCTGCTCTCCGCCCACATCGAGGCGTGGCCGCACGAGCATCCGTTCTCGACGCCTGGAGGGCAGTTCTGGCGCCGCGGGAACTTCACCCGCGCGCAGCTGAGGCCGGCGGCCGACGGCAGGGAGGCGATCCCACGTAAGCGCGGGTTCGCCGGCCGGGAGGGCTGGGATCCGGTGCTGCCCGGGTTCACGATGCGTGGCGCCCGGCACACGCACGACACCTGGATGAAGGACGACGGCGTGGACCGGGCGCTGAGGTTCTTGACGATGGGGTGGGTGCCGAAGGACATTGAGGGGACCTACGAGCATGTGACGCCGGAGATGCGCAGGCACCGTCTGAGGTGTCTTGAGGCCCGGTGGGAGCGCGGGAAGCGCGTGGCTGCAGAGCGGGCAGGATGAGCATCCAGGGAGAGTTGATCTCCCAAGAATCTCCTAAATGATCTGCCAGAGGCCCCTTACGGATCATGTAAGGGGCCTCTGACCTGGTGTGGGCGCGGACGGTTTCGAACCGCCGACATCCTGCTTGTAAGGCAGGCGCTCTACCCCTGAGCTACGCACCCGAGACGAGTCGACAGCCTACCTTGCCCGGGGCAGTGCCCCGCAAACCCGTGTCCCGGGGCGGGCCGCGACGGCCGGGTACGGGGGTTTACCCCACCCGGGATCCGGGAGTGCTCCGGATCCCGCGGCGCAGCCCCGGTCCGTACGGTCGAAGGGCGCAGAGCAAGGAGTGAAGAGCGCGGGGGCAGGCAGAGCGTCCGCAGAGCCTTCGCCAGCCGTCCCAGGGGGAACCGAGACATGGCCCGCACCCGCACCACAAGCACCACCACCGCCACCCGTTCCGTCGCCGCCCGGACCGTCGCCGCCGCCGGTGTCGCGGCGCTCCTCGTCGCGAGCGTCGCGGCCTGCGGCGCCTCCGCCGGGGACGACAAGGACCCCGACCACCGGACCTTCGCGGTGGAGGGCCGCACCCTCACCATCGACTGCGACGACTCCGCGCTGGAGATCGTCGCCGCCGACGCCAACCCGGCGGGCAGGATCGAGGTCACCCGCTGGTTCCAGGGCACGGTCGCCGTCGGCAAGGACCCCGAGGTGACCTGGTCCATGGAGGACGACCGGCTGAAACTCCGGATGAAGTGCACCGGTGTGGTCGTCGACTGCTCGGCCAGGCACCGCATCGAGGTGCCGCACGGGATCGCCGTGCGGGTCGAGGACGGCGACGGCAGCGTACGGGCCCGGGGTTTCCAGGACGCGCTGAACATCCGCACGGGCGACGGTTCCGTCCACGTCACCGACACCACCGGCCCCCTCGAACTGCGCACCGGCGACGGATCCGTGCGCGCGGACGTCTCCTCGCGGCAGGTCCGCGCCCGGACCGGCGACGGCTCCCTCCACCTCGAACTCGGCGCCGTACCGGACCGTGTGGAGTCCCGCAGCGGCGACGGATCCGTGACGATCGACCTGCCCCGGGCCACGTACCGCGTGACGGCCGAGACCGGCGACGGCGGAGTGGACGTCTCCGTCCCCCGGAGCGACTCCAGCCGCCACGTGGTCTCCGCGCGGACCGGCGACGGCAAAGTCACGGTCCGAACCGCGAACTGAACGGCCCGTGTGTTCGTCCTCAACCGGTGGGAGAATGGCACCACCGGGCAGGACGAACCACAGCACGGGAGAGGGATGTGACGGCGACACCACCGCAGCCGGACTCGCCGTTGGTGCCGCGCGCACACCACCTTGTGCGTCCCGCGCCCCACGGCACCCTCGCCCTGATCGTTCTGCCGCTCCTCGCCGCGCTCGCGCTGCCCGCCGCCCTGCCCGCCGCCTTCGCCGGCGGCGGCACCCGGCGCTGGTTCGGCGGGCGCGCGGAGAACCAGCGGGCCGAGGCACAGGCCGCGAAGGACGCCGCCGCGGCCGCGTTCTACGAGCTGGACACCGCCCAGCGCGACCTGCGGATCTCCATAGAGACCATCACGGCCGTCGACGACTCCCCCGCCGCCCGGCGCACGGTCACCGACTTCGAGGCGATCGGCCGCCGCATCGACGAGGTCAGCCACCAGTACATCCAGGCGGTCGACGCGCACGACCTCGACCGCGACGACCTGGAGGCCTCCGCCGCCGCGCAGGCCCGCACCGCCCTCTCCCGCGCCAAGGACGAGCTCGTACGGGTCAAGCGGGACCTGGACCGGTTCGAGGACGGACTCGGCCCGCTGCTCGGCAAGGCCGAGACCCAGCTGGCCCGGCTCGCCCCCGCGGTCGAACGGGCCCGGCAAGGACTGCTGGCCGCCTCCGACGCCCTGGACGCCGTACGGGAATCCGGGCTGAAGGCGGACGACCTCGCCGCCCGGCTCGCCGCTCTCGCCCCCGACCTCACCAAGCTCAACCAGGGCGCCGGACAGCACGGCGTGCCCCTGACCCTGGAGCGCGCCGAACGCGTGGCCCGGGAGGCCGAGGCCATCCGGGCCGAGGCCGAGCGGCTGCCCGAGCGCGCCGCCGAGATCGACCACCGTCTGGTCTCCCTGCGCACCCGCGCCCAAGCCCTCACCACCCGCGCCGGACAGGTCGAACCGGTCCTCAGCGAACTGCGCCGGCGCTTCACCGTCGCCTGCTGGCAGGACCTCCAGCACGTCCCGGAACAGGCCGCGCGGAACGTGGCCCAGGCCGAGCAGAAGCTCCGGGAGGCCCGCGCCGCCCGTGACGAACAGCGCTGGCCGGACG